ATCACTCAAAAACATATTGTCAATTTCAGAATACGAAGTGGGCATTTATCAGTCACCCCTTGTGGGTAATTCTAATTCAATTTCCATTTCTTCTTCAATGTAATCTTTTATTTTAATAGAATCTAATTCTCCTGCTTTTATCATCCTTGCTGCATGTTCAGCCACAGTATTTTTAAAGCCCTTGGGTAAATTGTCAAATTTTTTCTTAAATGACTCAAAATCTTCTTTAAGCATATCCGTAATATTGTCAATACCTAAAATACCTTTATAATGCTGGTAGATGTTGGCATATTTCAGTATCTCTACTTCATCATCCTCTAAAATTCGTATCCACGGCTCGGTAACAAATCTGCGGTCTGTATTTTTAAGGTTAATAAATTCCCCTAGCTCAAGATAGTTTACATCTCCACTATTAGGCCATTCAACAGTATAACCCAACTGACGCTTACTAACATAAATCAACTTACCCTGTGCAATATTCTTAATACGAATCATACGTTTTAAATCGGGCTTCCATTGTTTTGTGGTTTCAGTTTTCTTTGTTTCCATTTCTTTTTTAGGTTTAACAACCTTATCCTGTTTAGCTAATGCACTTTTAATCCTATCAACATCTTCATCACTAATCACACCAAGATGATGTTTTACATCTATTCCTAAACTCTGAATAAATTGAACTAGTTCTTTGTTAGGAATATTTAATTCTTTAGACAATTCATAAACCTTCATAAAAAAATCCTCCTTTTGTTCTAAGTATAAAAAGAGGGGCAAGCACCCCTCTTTTTATTTAACTACTAATCTCATACTTCCCGTAAAGATCAGTAATGACAACCCCTAAACCGTACATAATAGCAAAGAAGTAATCTTGAGTCAAGTCCATGTTACCCAAAGCATCTCCTGTAACAATCAGGGCTTCACCTTCTGTTACAAACTTCACGGGTTTTTCATCGGTAGTAACAACATAAATGTCATCTTCCGAAAGTTTAAAAGTATATGTTCCTACATTATGAACCTGTCTGATCCTTACCATAGGAGTACCATTAAAGCTACCATAGTAACCCATCCGGTAAACATCTTCCTTGGCAGAATCGGAAACAAGACCAGTTGCAACCTTCCGAAGAGCCTTTCTAGTACCAGCCAAAATAGCCTGCTTACCGCTAGCGGCCTCTACGTGCTCAATAATATCAATCATAGCACTTTCATCAAAGGAACCACTAGTTGTAAATCCAGCAGGAAGGCTTGTGAAAGAACCTACGAAAGCATCATAAACATCATTATTAATTTTCACACGAAAAGCCTTTTCAATCTGTTCAAGCATTTCGTTAAAATCAACACGACCACTAATCAGACGGCTAAGATGCTCAAAGANTTTGATACCTTTCAAGGTTGTTGGGATAGGAACGTTAGTCCCTACATCCAAACGCTGCCGCCTTAATGCCTGTGTACCATCAGCAATTTCAGATACAACAAGCATGGTATTGTCAGGAACATAGAAAGAGTTCTGATCACCACGAGCTAAATTCTTATCCTCAACAAACTGCGAAAAGAAATTATCATCAGGAAGTCCCTCAAGCACGGTAACCTGAAGAATTTCCTCAATAATTTCAAACATTTCCGCACCATTGCGGCGCAATGCCTTATAATTAAGCGTTTTCGACCCACCGTTTAGATCGATAAACTTGTTTCGCAATACTTCAGTTGCTTCATTCGCAGAATATTTTTCATGCGAGAATTTATTTTTATAAACATCTCTTGCTAATTCTACTAAANTCTTATTGTCTTCCATTTACATATTCCTCCTTTATTTAAAATTTAATTAATTGGCAACTACAATTTGAATAACGTTCAAATACTTGTTGGCCCTATACATTTCACGAGCAACAATTATACCCTGTACAGATTCTGGTGTAGCCGAGGTAGGGGCATCGGCTATNTTCCACTTATTTCCCGCCTGCAAAAGCACATACTTGCCAACTTCAGGAGTTCCATCAATGCACTCATCCGAAACAGAGAGAATATCCTGCGGGGCAAGCATTAAAACAGTAATGGGTTGACCAGCAGCATTTATAAAATTCTCTAATGCACCAGCAGATTTGAGTTGTTCATCATAAATAATTTCTGGGGTAGCCACAACTCCAATATTTTTAGCGGTTGTAGAACTAGGAACTGTAGCCTTAAAAATCTCACGATTTGCAGATGCATCCAGAAGATTGCTTACCTCAACCAACATTCCATTTTCAATTGCGGCCTGCCCATCATTTGCATCATAAAATTTGGCAGACCGAATATTGCCATCTTTTGTTGCTTTAACGTTGTCCGAACGAATTACTCCATAAGCCATAATTTATATTCCTCCTTTATTGTTTTAAATATTTATCAAACAATTCATCAAACTTGCCTGGTAAATCATTGTCCTTGGGTGGAAGTTCGATTTTAACAGTATTCTTTCTGCTTGGTCTTGCAGAAAACTTAAAACCAACACTACTTTTTACCATAATAAAAGCAACTTCTTTTTCAAGTTGCTCCAAGGTAAATTCCGAAGCCTTTTCTTTTAACTCTTGATATTCAACATTATCCTTCAACTTTTCATCAAATTGAGAAAACAGTTCTTCTTCTGCCATCATGCGTTCTTCTTTAAGTTTATTTGCCTGAAATTCTCTCAGAATTTTATTTTCTTCATCCAATAGTGCATAGTTTTCACGCATAGCATCAAGAGCTTCTTTCTCTTCCCTAGTAAGTCTTTCTTGGAAAAGCTCAACCCTGTCTCCCACGAAACTTACCACATCACCTTTTTTTTCATACCCCTGCCGATAAATCTTTGTCATATCCCAATTTGAATATTCAAATCTGTCATCAAATACTTGATCAATACAATACCATTCATTATCTTCCGCTTCTACAACTTCAAGAAGGTTATATAATGCGTATCTGATATCTTCATGGGATATTTCAAAGGTTTTCACATATACCTTAGGTTCATCTTCAACTTTAGTTTCGATTGTTTCTTCGCCCTCAGTAAACTCTTCGGTTTCATTTGCTGGCTGTTCTTCAAGGGTTGTCTCTTTCGTGGTAACTTCTTCTTTCTCCGCTAACATTTCTTTTACTTGTCCATCCACTTCATTGCCTCCTTCCGAAAGAACTTTTTTTAATTCTTCCATCATCATAAGAACTTTTTCCTTATGAGCATCTTCGCTAAATGTTTCTGTAGTAGCCATAGCATCTATCATGCCAGTACCATAATCCTTGTTTAAAAAGGTTATGCCTTGATACCTATAATCAATAATTTTAAAGTATTTTTTCTTGGCATCATACTCAAATTTATCAACGATTATTTCTATCGAAAGTTTTACATCTTTATCTCTTTCAATAATGTCTTCAGCCCAATTGCTATACTCACGCCAAACATATCCATTGCAGCACACATAATTCCTGCCATCATGTTCTTCTATAACATAATTATTGCTTTCGGGTACCAACCCAATAGGGGTCTCTAAATAAATTAACTTATAATCATCGTCTCCCATTTTGCTTTTTTCGAGAATCATGTCATGCCCGCCAAATTGCGGATTACCATCCTCATCCTCAATAACATGTGCCAATATGGGAATATTAGAAAGTGATCCCATTGCTCTTTTCATATCCTCAAGTTCAAAATAACTACCGTTAGGGTTCTCACCATTATGACATATCCTCAAACGCATTTTAATAAATTTTTCAGAATCAAAACTTTCATCAACCTCATAAGTAGCTGCAAGTGACAAATGTTCTAAGTTCAATACTGTTTTTCACCACCTCACTAAATAATAAATTTATTACTAAAAACAAATTGCGACTTATCTAGTTCATTAAAACTGAACTTCAAAGAAGTATTATTCTCAAAAATAGAAAGACCATTGTGACACGTCAATAGTCTAAAACCAGATTGAAGCAATTTAGTTTTTAGCTCCTTATCAAAACAATAGATAAACTTCACAAGGTTTTTTCCCCCTTTTGATATTATTAATTTCTATTATCAGGATTATTGGTATCCCGATCTATAGCATCCTGTCCACCATCTGTAAGATCCTCTTCATCAACTCCCGGATTACCTGATTTTTTATCCGACTGAGTATAGCTTGTTTTAAGAGGTGTCCATTTTTCAGGTATATTAAAAACAACATTTTCCACAAATTCATTGTTCAGCATTGCACTAGGCGTTAATCCTAAAGCAGTAGCATATCTCATCTTTATGGGAACTCCAAGACTGGCAGCTTCTTTGGCACTTTCAATATATTCCCTTTTGTTCATATGGGTAATTTCTAAGAAATGAGTCTTAAATAACATTCTTTTATTAAAATTTTTTAGTTTACGATTTACCCATCTCTCACATTGCTTCAGGAATTTAAAAACAAGCATTTCATCTACAACTACACTTTTAGTTAGAGCAGCCCCCGTAGCATCTTGAGAGCTAAATAACAGTTGACTGATACCCGCATCATTATAGAAAGCACGTTCTGCTTCAGCAACTGTATCAATCGCCCTTTCTGATTTGTCAACCCTGATAGCATCAACTTTCTCATAAGGACTAAGTAACGCTCCTACTTGGTCTGGAAGTTGTGCTATGGCTAATTCGTAAAATTCTATTGCTTTGTCTATAGACAATGCAAACTGGTTTTCGGTGTTCTTATCTTTCTGATAAGGAATAGAAAGAGCAAGTATTAAATAATTATCCAATTCCGTTTTTGCCTTTTTGAGTTGTTTAAAATCTTCAATGTCATACAGAGATTCCAAGATACCCGAAAGTGGAGGAACGCTGTAATCAAAGTTATCATTTATTTTTATACAAATAGTTTTATCCGAATCCAACTCTTGCCACCTATACTTTTTCTTATTAGATTTGTATAATTCGTATTTTTCATTAAATTCTGGAGCAAAACGATCCAATTCTTCTTCTCTTCGATTAAAATAAGAAAAATCATATTGAAAGTTTAATACACCATCTTCAATTGATGATATTTGGCAGTAGTCAGGATCAAGAGGTTGAATAAAGTAACTATCCTTAGTTTTATATTCATACCCAAAGAATGTATCTTCGAGCCAGCATATTAAACTTACCTTAGATAATTCATGTTCNAAGTTCATTATTTCTAAATAATTAACAGTTTCAATATATTTTTTTCTAACAATATCAATATCTAANTCTTTAAAATCAGTCGTGCCATACATTTCTACGGTATATTTAAACATAGGCAAGGTGGCAAAATATAAAACAGCTCTTCTAAAATGAGAACTAGATATAAATAAAAATCTGACTACTTGCCGGAGTTCTTTTTCAAACCGTTGAGGCTTAGCAAGCCATTGTTGAACCTTGTCCCGATCAAAGTTTTTATAAAAACTATATTCCACTTGTTTGTTATCATTTAGGTCACGTTTAACCAATCTTGCTAATGCTNCAAATTGACTCTTTAATAACTCTTGAAGTTTCAAGTCATCCTTGTCGGGTTCATTTGAAAGAATTATGGTTTCGGTTACTGACACAATTTCACCACCTTTTACCCTTATTTATTTTTTATATATCTGGGGTTTTCTATAACTAAAAAGTTTGGAGATATCAACATCTTTAACCTTTTTGGTTAAATCCTTCTCAAGTATGCTTATGAAATAATTTCCATATGCCAAACTCGAATATCTGTCCTTTCTTTTTCCTGCTTGTTCTTTTAATTTAATATACCTTGGATGTTCTTGTCTTTCGAGTAAAACCATTTCTGTCTGCAATAAATTGGTTTGCATATAAGGCAACAAGAAATCTGCTTTTTCTTCAGGGGATAATTTATTAAACCAAGGTTCTTGTGATAAAAGTTCCCTTGCATCCTCTTTGGGTATTAAAAGTTCAATTCTTTTGTTGATAATTTTATCCTTCAAATCTAATGCTATGTCATGGTTCAACTCTTCATCTGGAGAAACTGTAAATATTCTTTTTTCATATTCTTCTTCCATGTGATATGCCGCCAATTTAGGATCATTAAATTCATTCATAGAATAAAAAGGCATATATTCGATTTTTCTTTCGTTATCATAAAGTTTTCTACACAGGTAACTGTAAATGCTAATACCATTTCCTCTAATATCCAAAACAATATAATCACATTCGTAATCATCAAATAATCTTCTAATCATCAACGCCTGTGTTTCAGGATGAATTCCTTGGCAAGACACAATATTCCTAACGTATCTTTTGTATCTAACGCCGTTAGCTGTTTTTTTGCCTACTATTAGTGTAAAAACGGATGAGTCATTTTGATCTCCTCCAAGTAATGCAATATCACAGCTCAATATCCGAATTTCATTAACTGATTTTTTTTCAAATAATGCCTTATTTTTAATGATATTTTGCATTTCCCGATCATAAATAGGGAATGCTATTTTTCTTATGTCTTTTAACTCTTCAGTTTTGAAATATGCTTTTTCGCTTTCACCAAAAAATAAACAATCCATTTCTAATTGCCATCCAATTGTGTCAATATCTTCTTCTTGCAATTCATCTATTAACTGTTCTTCGTTTGTTAACCCTTCTTTTATGGCAAACTGATAAGGTAATCCACAAACGAAATATCCCTTACCCTGAAGCATAGCTTTTACAAAAACTAAATATCTTGCATATGCCCAATTATATTTGTAATACGGAGAAGTCAAGAATATTTCTTGATTTCTTTCCATGTATTCTTTTTTACCCCTGTATTCTTCCTTCCTAAGAAAACCAGGTTGTCTGGACACAGCAAGAAACCTACGTAAAACATTTCTATAAATCAAAGGATCAACAAGCCTGAATTCATCAACTATTAGAATATTCGCTCTCTTTGATCTAGCCTGCTGGTTGCTGGCTGTTATTTTAATCCATGATCCATTCCAAAAAATCACGTTTGGATCAGAAGTATTCATGGATGTACGAATACTACCATCTATTTCCCTCTCAATCATTCCTGTAGAAGATAGATTAATTAATTCTGGTATCTTTTCAATTAATTCCATTGCCTGTTTGGTTGTACCTGATGCAACTATAATTTTTGTTCCAGGATACAAGATACACCTTACTATGCAATACAAAGCAGTTAACCATGTTTTGCCCAAACCTCTACATGCAAAAAACATGGTATAATTGTAATGATTCATTACAAACAATAATATTTTCTGGAATGGTTTTAGGTTAATTCCAAGGTAATCTTCCACAAATATATCAGGGCGCGATCTATAAAATGATGTCCATTCTGCTACGCCCTGCATAAGTCTCTCTGATTTAGTTAATTTTTCGTGGGATTTGTTTGGATTAATACCTTTATTGTATAATCCAACCGCCTTGTAATGCTTATTTCTCTTAACTTCAAAATTTTCTAAATGGCGACTCATTGTTCTTCATCTTCCATTTTTGACACACGCTCTAAATCAATGGTATATTCCTCAATTGCTTTTTCGTATTGTCTAACTATTTCGTTGTCCAAACCCTCCATCTTTGCTAGGTGACCTATCATATAAGTATCTATATATTTTTTCATTTCACTATCCATGCGTTTTTCTATCGGTCTTTCATCTTCCCATTTTTTTATAAACATTCCTAAACTCATTTTTTCAGTTCTGTCAGCACCCGTTGATTGAACTGGTTTCAGGTTGCCATCATTCATCAGTTTACCCCTTGCTTCAATCAATTTAGTTACATCACCCCTGCCACTCATGCGAACTTTTTCAATTTCTAAATTCATGAAACAGATATCCCGCATAATCATTTCCATACCATAATCTGAGCATTCAAAGTCTGTTTTCATTTTATGGATTTCGTTTTCAAGAAAATTATACTCCCAAGGTGTTCTCCCCTCACCCCAATAATCAATTGTTTCACTTGCAATTTCATCTTTTGAATCTTCGGCAGGGGCAGATGGACATTCATAAATATTTTCCACAGAGTCACTATCAATATACCGAAGTGCTTCATACCCTTCATTAAGTTTGCCGGTAGAACCCAGCTTACTTTTATAATACCCAAATACTTTATTACCCTTTTTGCCCCGGCTAACTAATCTGTCAATATGTGATTGTGTTGCTTGTAATGCAGATTCACTGAATCTTATATCCAAGTCTCTACATACACACCTGATTGCAGTTTTCATATCACCATACAGGGAAAAATAATGTTCATAAATTTCATTAACACAATTACGGCACACAGATAAATAACCATTAGTATCTATCAATAAGTTTGTAGCCTCATAGAAGTTGTTAACCACCATTGACTTACAACATTTTCTGCAATAACCATAATTTTTTTCCACAACTATCTTACTTTTTCCCTTTGCGGGTTTTTTCGCCACAACATCTTCACCATCCTTTTGTCCATTGAACCTCTCCACCTTACGCTTCGCTTAGAAGGTGGAGATTCTCGCTTCATCAGCCTCGCAACCTACTACCTCCACGAGCCTCACATCGGGTCGTTCCAA